TTTTCCAGTGTCGATACTCGCCGCGCGTTTGCAGCGTGGAACGGGGAAAGTGTGTACGCCCGCCTCACTCGATTGTGCGCTGAGGAACGTATAACTATTAATATTGTGGGTACCGCCGCCGCACTAATGGGGCCACAAACTACTGACAGCCTAATTAATCTGCTTACCGAATGTGAAGCTGTAGACGGCGGTATTCTTCAGGATGGTTTGAATGCGGGGTTCACATATTTATCACAATCAGTATTAATCAATAGGGCAGTTGACCTAACTCTTGATGCATTTGCTGACCAGATTCAACCGGAATTCAAACCGGCCCCCGGTGACTTTGGTCACGTAAACGGCTTTGTTGCTACTCGCAAGAACGGTTCTAGTTACACATACGTAGACGCCACATCATCAATGGGCCAAGGGCTGCATGGGGTCGGCAAATACGAATCCAGCGGTTCATTCAATTTGTATAATGATGGGGCAATGCTGCGCACTAAGGCGGAACGCCCGGTTCAGCTAGGCACGGTGCCCGAGTCTAGGTTTCCCACACTTTCACTAGAATTTGCCAAGCCATCACTAGCTGCGCTACGCCAACTGTGGCTTATTATGGCGCCACTTACCCGAATTGATATCAATCGAGCAGCGGACGTGTTTGGCACTACGTGGCCTCCACTTCAGCTAGCACTACAGGGATACACAGAGACGTGGAATAGCAAGCTGTGGACCATAACCTGTAACTGTTCGCCATACCAGCCGTGGCGGGTACCAACCCTGGCGAAGCAATCGGCAGCTAGCCCACCTTCTGGTAATGAGAATGCTTTCCGCCTACAGGGTGAGAATTCGCGTACTAGTGGGTTTACAGCAGTCGGGGCATCAAGTATGGTAGTGGCGACCGATGTGGGATTCCAGCCGTGGACAACTACCGCCACGTACCCGAATGATTTCCCGTTCTACGTATTTGTGCAGGGGCAGCGGGTGACCGTTACCGCCATTGTTGGCGCCGCTTCTCCGCAGACGTTCACAGTTGACCCGGCAACCATTATTTTCGGAATTCCAGACAGTGCGCAAGTTCGCGTATGGCACGCCCCGGGGCTCGGACCGGCCAATCTAACGTGATGAGGAATCAATGCTATTCCCGGTAGGTCACGAGGTAAGCGCAGATGAATTCAGCAGCATTGATGGTGTGTGGACCTCCTATACTCCCACTTGGCTGTGTGTTACCGGCACCAACCCCGTACTTGGTAATGGTATCCTGACTGGCCGGTGGCGCTATGCTAACCCAAGCGAGTCACACCTACAGATCATTGTGGAGATCAGCCTGACGGCGGGTACCACCACTACATATGGCACTGGTGTATGGATCTTTGGTTTGCCGTTCAACCAATCGGCGTCTGGCCGGGCTGTTGGGAGTGTGTCACTAACCGACTCAGGCAGCACCATACGCCCGGGGGTGGCCCAATCCGGCAGCGGCGTGGGCAACGTGCAATTGATCTCGCCTACGGGCCAGGTAACTGCACTAGTGCCGCAGACCTGGGCGGTAAACGATAATGTTCAAATATGGATGAGCTACGAACAAGCGTAAGGAAGGGAGAATAAATGACTACCACATTTCCGGATACATCACATCATGTATTCCCGACCCCACCAACATTGCAAAAGATCAGCCCCTTACTAAATGGGGCTCAGGCACTAATCACCAAGGCTACCCAAGGACAGTCAATGGTAGACGAGTCGTGGGTGCCCTGCACACAATGGGCGAGAATTACAGGTGTGCCATTTTCCGGATTCCATTGGTTCGACACGTCCGATATTACCGGGCAAGTTGCTAATGCATTTAAGGCACTCGGACCGAACATCCCGCTTATGTGGGACGCAGAGGATGAGGGGGTGACCGTGCCCCGCCTTGCCCAAGCTACCGATTTGTACCGTGCGAGGGGCGGTAAGGTGACCCTGTGCTATCTTCCCCATTGGTGGTGGCACGATCATATGGGATCGGCTGATCTCACTCCACTAAAGAATCGTGGGCTAAGCCTAGTCGCCAGCAATTATGGGCATGGCTATGGTGCCGACGCTCCGGGTTGGGCTGCCTATGGTAACTGGAAACCAACTATTTTGCAATATACCAATGGTCAATCGTTCAATGGTATTAAAGTAGACTTCAATGCCTACCCGGGCACTGTCGATGGCCTACGGGCCGTATTTAATGGAGGCATTGTAATGGGCAGCACGTACCCGACCAATTCCGAGGTAGTATCCCTGATCTTGCAGGGGCGTGACCGCTATGGTTACGTTGGTATTCCGGGTTACAACAACCCGAACAAGGGTGACGAGGCGAACGGCAATGGCGTTGGCTTCACCAATGCGGCCGCTGAAGGTGGTGTGGCTGGCCTGCTGTCTCGGCTGGGTATCACCCTGACCCCCGAGCAGGTAACTGCGCTGGCTGCCGATATGACGGCTGACCCTGAGTTTGCAGCCGCCGTTGCCGCCGGGGTCGAATTCCCGGATTATACGCCCATCAAGCCGTAATTAGGGCAATAAACCTGCTCCAACAACAGAAAGGCAATGGAATGAAGATTTTCGGTCGTGAGCCTGCCGTCTATTTGGCGGTAGTTGCTGCACTGGTGTACCTGTGTAGTGCATTTGTATTCCACCTTACCGATGGGCAGGCTGCGCTCATCAACGGCGCGGCGGCTGCCGTAATTGGTGTCATCACTGCGCTTAGCGTCCACGACGGCGGTTCGGCTGCTGCTCTGGGCTTTATCAAGGCGGCTCTGTCACTGGCCCTAGGGTTCGGGCTCAAGCTCTCCCCGGACCAGCAGCTAGCCGTCATGCTCGTTGCTACAACCCTTGTGGCAGCGTTCGTGCGTACACAGGTAACCGCTAAGGTGCCGGCAGCGATCAAGCCGAACGCTCCCTAGAAAGTGTGACGCACGTCACAGGTACAGCACTTGTAATTAATTCCGCTGGGGTGCACGCTTGTGGCACAACAGCAGAACGGCTCACCACCCGGAAACCTACCTAGCACGGGGCTTGAAAAACCGGATATTGGGACTGCAACGCGAGTAGGGCGGCAGGGGCCAAGTAGGTATTGAATAGATTGTCTGAAAAGAATTCAGACGTAGACGCTATGCGGAGCATGGCACCCGGTAGACACCCGATGAGGTTAGGGCGTAGCGCGCTATGTGAATAAATTGAGTGGCAGGCACGGGACGAACAGTCCGGCCGGTTGACACCCTTAGTGGTTAGGGGTGCCTGCACACTCACATGAGAGCATCTAGTCAGAAATATCAGGGAGCCCAGCGGCGGCAATACCTAACTGGTCTAGGTGCTCTCTTGTGAGTGGGAAACACTCGTCAGAAGGAAGGAATGACCGTGAAGTGGGTAATTGATGTACTGGTACCTACTATCATGCTGGTGGTAATCGGGGTGCTGTGGGTGGTAATTACTGTGGTATTCCGCGATATCTGGCAGGCACGCTCAACAATTGGTAAGTAGGGAGACTGAAATGCGTGGACGATTCACTACCTCGTTCGCAGACAAAAAGAAAGCGCAGTATCAGGCGGACCAGCTTGCGCTCCTCGTGCCCCTCGTGCTCGACGATGACCACAGGGCTGCTTACAACGCGGGTTGGTACGCTGGCCGTGAGGCTCTGCTAGCCGAACTACAGGCGCAGGGGAGACTGAAGTGAGCCCAGCACGCCAGCGGATGGTAACCGTTCTCCACCCGCTAATTGCAGCCTCTCGCACACCCCCGGGTTGGGCACCCCTGCCATCCGATTACATTTCGGTGCCGTACATCAATACTATTGGCACGTGGCGGGTGCTTAACATGCTGGGCGACCAGAGCATGTACACCGCGCTCAACACGTACAACACACTGGCGAAAGCTTTATATTTTATGGTGCTCCCCTACCCCGCCGAAAGCTTCTCGGTAAAATGCGATTCTGGCTGACTCTAATTGGCCTAGGTGTGGTGTGGCTTGGTGCCATCATGATTTATTACCCCTGGTATTGGTACCTGAACCATATTGCACTCATTGCCCTGTGTGGGCTTTGGCTACTTGGTCAGCTAGTAATTACACGCATCCCTCCCGATAAGTGAGGGGGAGTTGTCCAGCGTTGGTGAGGGGAGGCTGCACATGACTAGCGATCTTACTTGGTCGTAAAGGGCAAGTGGCACATGGCAAGTAGCACAGGATAATACCGGGGCGGGAGTGACTATCTGAAAGGAACCTCCCGTTCCGCGAGGCCCGTAATGCGAAGGTCACAGCGAACGCACAAAATGCGTTGTGTGTCAGGTGCAAATCCTGACCGGGCCACGTATCAACCAATTTGAGGGGAGAATAGTGTGAGTAACAAGCAGCGCGGTGGCAAGGTCAGTGAGCCGGTCAAGGCAGTTGTTGCCGGTAAAGAGGGGCGCAAGGCGCGGCGTCGGGCTAAGAACGATGAAGCGTGGGCGCGCAACCGGGAATTGATTCGGCAAGGCCACCCCGATGAGCGGTTCCCCACCAAGACAGCGCGGCGCAAGTGGCTTGATGATGAGCACGCGGCAGAAAAGCGACTGGTTCGGACACTGGCGGACGTGCAACCGGTTAGCGTGGTAGGACTGCCTGTCAGCTTGGCGAAGATTCCGGCGGTAGAAATACCCAAACCGCATAGCCGCACATGGCTGCTTGAGATGTGTGAAGAAATGGGCATCAAGACCACGAGCAAGTCAACCATTGCCCAAATGGAGGCTGCAATTGCTCTCAAGAAATTTGGTGGTGAGTGATGACCCCCGAACAGCTTCGTGCGTATGCCGAAACGTATGCTGTGCACCATCTCAAGTGGATGGGGCAGACAATCGACAGCACGGTGGTAGCTGTGGACAAGATTGCCACTCACATGGAGGGCTACCCGCCGTTCGTTCGTGCGCTCCACCAGGCGTATTCGGATGGGTGGGCTGACGCTAATCTTAAGGACATGGGCGTTCCACCTGTCCTCAGCGCTGGGAGTGATTCCATTAACTCTCGCGGCAGTGCTGATAGCAATGAAATTCGGTGGCTGCAACCCAACCGGAAGACTTGGGGTGAGTGGTGATGGCTGTTGTGGACGAACTTAGCAATCAAGAGCTTGCGTTTGAACTGATCCGTGAGCTTGACATTCATCGTCTAAAGCTAGATGTGGGTATGCTGGTGCCCACCCGCATTGGGGACATGAATGGTGTTTTTGATCTAATGCGAGAATGGGACCGGCGCAAGCGATTGCATATGTTTTAATATTTGGCCCGAGTGGGTACGCTCGCTCGGTGCTAGCTTTCCTAGCCCAATGGCAGAGGCAACGGCTTTAGGTGCCGTCTAGTGTGGGTTCGAATCCCACGGAAAGCACGCGCAATCAGGAGAGAGGGAGAAGGGGAGAGAGTGTGAAAACAATTCGATGCCGTGAGCATGGTGGAACATTCACCATTGAGCCACGGCGTGGGCGCCCGCCTGTTCGGTGCTCTGAAGCCACCCCGTGTAGTCAGGCTGTCGATAAGAGTGTGAGTGTGCCCCGTCAAAAAAGTAGAGTGGCCGAACAAAATCACGTACAGCCTGCGGCGGAAACTGTGCTACCTCGCAAGGTTGCGCCCGCTGTAATCGATTCTGAGCCGCCCCGGCCGACCAGTCGTATCAATGAGTCGGTTGTGGCTGCCACGGCCGCACGGGAGATGCTAGAGCCGCTAGATTGGGCAACCAGCGGTAAGCGCTGGATTGATGACAGCGGAATGGCCTGCGCTACTCTCACATGCACCCGTGGGTCAGAATTGCTGGTGCTCATGTGGGAGGCTGGCACACTGGTCAGCCAGAACTACACACTGTGGGACGTGAGCAAGCCGAGTAACAATGGCATGCCCGCGCACTCGCTGAATTTCAACCCTGACGAAACGTCAGATGGTGAGCTAGCCCGGCAGATGGCCGGTTGCAAGGTCACATGGTGGAATAGAGTTTCTCGCAAGGAAGAAACCGCCATCGTTGGTGACCGGCTCGAAATCAAGCATGTTTACACTGGGAAAGGCGACGAAACTCCGGGGGAGCGGATCATTACGTTTGCTGACCACAGCGGTTCGGGTTTCCGGTCATTCCGCGTCGATGCGCTAATGAAAATTGGGTAAGGGGTATGTCCATAACAATTGAAAAGCGAGGTCGCCGGATTGAGGTTCGGGCCGATGAGTATGTCACTGGGTTGCGGGAAACTGTGCCCGGTGCATACTTGTCGGCCGGTGGGTGTTGGACCGTTCCGCTGTCTATCGAATCATGCAAATTGCTACGGCTACGGTTCGGCACGCGACTTCAGGTTGGTGACCAACTTCGCCGGTGGGCTACGGGTGTAATTGCTGCAAGAAAATATATGGCATCGATCTCTACCGCCGCAGATGCCAAGCTGGAATATCTGCCTACTGAGGCACCCGCGCTCTACAAAGCAATGCGCAAGCGGAAGTATCAGCGGGTTGCCGTACGCTTTATTGCCGATAATCCCGCCACCCTGCTAGCGGATGACCCGGGGCTTGGTAAGACTCTTGAGGCACTCGGCGGGATCATTGAGGCGGGAGTGGCCGGACCGTATTTGATCGTGGCGCCCCGTACCGCCGCAGATGTCGTCTGGCAGTCTGAAATTGAGCGCTGGCTACCGATGCACCATCGGGCGGTGATCATGCCTCAGTTTCGTTCACAGCGGGAGCGGCGGCTAGCCTTGACTCGCTTTGGTCCACATACGTGGTTGATTATCAATCCTGAGATGGTGCAAACGCAGGAGTGGATCAAGTGTGGCATCTGCGGTAAGCGGACTGAAGCCAGCTACCGGCAAAAGGCAGAGCTTGACTGCGGTCACAAAAAGAATCGATCGACCAAGCACATTTTCGAACACAAATACCCTTACCTGTTCCGGTTGGAATGGGGTGCCATTGTTATTGATGAGTCACACGACAGCCTGATCCGTGGCGCCAGCGGTAAGGTGACGCAGCGCAGACGCGGGCTCGATATGCTCCGCTTGCGGTCTGACGGACTGAAGATTGCGGCGAGTGGTACGCCATTCAATAGCAAGCCTCACCAGTTGTGGGGTACACTCAATTGGTTAGACCCACGGCAGTATTCCGCGTTCCATCGTTGGTCGGAATTGTATTGGCGCAAAGGCGGTTACACTGGATTTCAAATCGGTGAATTCATGGCTGAGCGTGAAAAAATGCTGTGGGACAGTCTTACCGCTGTGGCCATCCGCAGGACCAAGGCTGAGGTAGCCAAAGACCTACCACCTAAGGTAGAAATTGGCACGCTGCTTAACCCACATGATGCTGAGTCACCCGTGGGTATCTGGCTGGAAATGAAGGGTGAGCAAGCCCGCGCTTATGAGCAGATGGAAAAGCTCAGCATCGCAGAGCTTGATTCGGGTGAGTTGAATGCCATTACCTCATTGGCTGAACTAACCCGCCTGAAGCAATTCGCATGCTGCTACGGTGACATACTCCCGCGTGATGTCAGGGTTAGCTGTAAGCGATCACAGATACCACATGACCCGTGCCATGCGCGGTACCACGAGGAAACACATTACAAATTCATACCGAAACTTCCATCGAATAAATTCGACTGGACAATAGATTCATTGGAAGAATGGGGTTACCCGACTGACCCACTAACCAAGGTTGTTATTGTCAGTTTCTACACAGGAATTCTCAATGCATTCCAAGCGGGTATCGAAAAGCATTTCAAGACTAAACCCGGTCACCCGTTGACAACCGCCATTACTGGTCAGGTATCGACTAATGATCGCAAGCGGATCATTGACGAATTCAATCAGCGTGACCGGAAAACCCCGCAGATCATGATGCTCAACGTAAAGGCGGGTGGCACAGCAATTACCATTGATTCTGCCGATCGCATGATATTCTTGAGCGAGACGCGAATACCCGACCAGCAAAAGCAGGCGGAAGACAGAATCCACCGGGTGAGCAACCCAAGGCATTGTATGTATTACTACCTACGCTCACTTGGTACTGTTGACGTTGGTACGGCCATGATTAACAAAGACATGATTCAGGATAGCCATAGGCTGCTTGATGGTAGGCGTGGTGTAGCCTACACAAGACAGGTGCTTGACTTGAGCCATGCGCAAGAACAGAGCAGAAAGAATTCTCAACGGCGGGGTTGACAGCAATTCCGTTGACAGCATAGGTTCAGATTCCGTCGTCAATAATTGGCGGATCATACAAGAGAGGAAGGATGCTATGGCGACTCAACGCCGTAGTAACACTGTCAATCGCACTCGGCGCGCTGCGCCGGCTGCTCCCGCTGAGGCTCCGGCCCGCCGCACTCGGTCGACTGCCAAGGCTGCCCCGGCTGCCGAACCTACCCGTGGCCGTGGCCGGCCTAAGACCCCGGTCACTGACTACGCGACAAAGCCGGCTACCGACTACCACAAGGCGTTCGCCAAGTGGATTGTTACTGAGGTCGGCTATGACCCAGAGAGCGCGACCAGCAAGCGTGCTGCGTTCCTTCGCGGTGTTGCCATTGCCACGGCTGCTCGCCCGGCGTTCATGGAAAGTGATTTCCTTGAGGAGTGGCGCGCTGAGTCTGGTGTCGCCAAGCGTGGCCCCAAGGGCAAGGCGGTAGAGGAAACCGTAAGTTTGGCGCCCAAGACTCGCACCCGTAAGGCTGCCCCGGTTGTTGAGCCGGAGCCTGAGGACGAGGACGAGTTTGACGACGAAGACGTAGACGAGGATGAAGACCTCGATTACGGTGACGCCGATGAAGACGACCTCGATGAGGACGACGAAGACTCGGATGAGGATGACGAGTTTGACGACGAGGATGAGGTAGAGGAAGCGCCTGCCCCTGCCAAGCGTGGTCGGCCGGCTGCTAAGAAGACTGCCGCTCCTGCCAAGCGCGCCCCGGCTAAGGCTGCCCCTGCTCGTCGGCCTGCCAAGGCAGATGATGACGAATTCCTGTTCTGACAATTGAATAGCTGGTGGTCGGGTACTCCCCACGGCGGAGTACCCGGCCATTGGTCTATATAAGGAGAGGGGGCATTATGCCACGTGTTAATACTGCTATATGTGATAATGAGTCTAAGTGCACTAAACCGCCAGTTACCTTAACCCCCCGTCAGGAATACCCGCCGAGTTGGGTAGTGCTGGATATGGTAAACCAAGTTCCTTCATTCGTTGGCCCTAGCCGCCGCATCATGTTCTGTTCGTGGAAGTGTGCGGCAGAATGGGCACACGGGGTCCATATGCATTACCCGGGTGAGCGTTCGTGGGATCGTGCATAATCTACCCATCGTGCGTTCGCACGAAATAGCGGATCATAAGCGGTGTGAAAAGAAATGGTATTGGCACTGGCGTATGGGGCTGGTGCCTAAGGCTATTTCAATGGGACCGCTTGACCTTGGCACATGGGTACACGAAGCGTTGCAGAATTGGTACCTACCGGGGCTAAAGCGCGGCGGTGACCTAGCAGACATATTTGATTTTATTGCAGAGTGCGCAATTAAGATTGCTGAGTCTAATGGGGCACCAGAGCACATTCTAGATAAGGCGAGTGAGCTGCGCCAGCTTGGGCTAGCCATGATGGCAGCCTACCAAGACAAGTACGGTGATGACCCAACCACCAATGTGCTTGCGGTAGAGCTACCGCTGAGCTTCACCATTCCCGATTACAAAGGTGAGCCGATCGCGGAGTACGCCCTGAAGCCGGACATGGTATTCCGCACGGATAACGGTGTGTGGCTTATGGAGCACAAGACAGCCGCCAGCATTCGCACCGGGCACCTGACGATTGACGGGCAGGCTAGACCCTACGGAGTGCTGGCCGCGCGGGCTTTGGTCAAAGCTGGTGTCATCAAATCAGAAAGTGAATTCAAAGGCATCATGTACAACTTTATGCGCAAAGGTCTGCCAGATGAGCGACCTACCGACGCTAAGGGAATGCACCTAAATCAAAATGGCTCAGTGAGCAAACGGCAACCGCTAGTGCAGTTTGTGCGGCACCCTGTATTGCTCACCCGCCCCGCCAAGCGGGTTACCCTGAACCGACTACGGGCAGACGTTAATCGAGTAGCCACACTAACGAACCTATTGCACTCAGGTGCGATCAGCGGCGAGGTATTGAGCAAGACACCACACCACTCATGCCCAAAGTTTTGTGATTACTTCCCTATTTGTGAGATGGAAGAAAATGGGCTTGATATCACGCAGGCCCAGAAAGACATGTACACCCGGCAGAACCCATATGAGTATTCAGAGACAACTGACGAGCCACAAACCTTTGAGATGGGGTGATAACGTTGAAATACCGTTATGAGCTTTACTGGCCTAATAAACCTCAGTACCCACCATTCGTAAGGATTACCGTTGAGTTTGGTACTACCGAAATGGGGGTTGATGACACAGGTGATTTTTCGGCAGTAGACACAAGCGGGATTACTTGGCACTTCCCCAAGGGACAGTTTGGGATGATTAAACTGGTGCCGATCCCAGAGGATGAACTACTGTCAGAGGCGGCCACTATTCTTGCGGCCACAATGGCGCCAATACCGGATGATGTATTCGTTCACGCTGGGCAAACAGTAGTTGCCGGCGCGGATGGCCAAACTGTTTATTGGGCCGAATAGATGCGTACGCTGTGGGGTATTTGGGCATTTGTTATCATGCTGGTGATTATCATTTGGGTGGTACTATGATTCACTTAATTGTATACGGCGGCTTCATTTGTAAATCGTGTGCCGATGGCAAGCACGCGGACTGCCGGCAAGGTACGTGGTGCGATTGTGGGCACCGTACAGCGGATGGAAAACCGCCAGCTAAGGTGAGTCGAGATGGATGATAATGTTGCGCAGCGTACGGTCAAGCGTGAAGCACTGCTGGCTTTAGTTCAAGCATTAGAGGTAGGTGACCTAGCTGATATAGCTGAAATTACAATCACGTCAGGGTATGTTACGGTTATCACGTTACCCCATACCAAAGTTCTAGATTCTAATGGCAACATGCCCACGACGCGAACCGTATTTCATGTGAGGGCATAGTGGCTAGCACTGTCGGTAAGACATCAACGCGAGTGCGCACTGAGCGTACCCAAGTCACCATGTCTGATTTCGCTAGTGAGATTTTCCGCCTTGAGCAAGGTAGCGAATCAATCAACGGGCTGATTTACGGTGACTCAAACGCTGGCAAGACGGTGATTGCCGGTACGTGCCCCGGTAAGCAGTTCTGGCTTGTGGGAGAGCCAGGGTATAAGGCAGCCAGTCGACAAGGCGCCACAGGCCACGGCAGGCGGATTAGCGACAGCGCTACGGCATGGGCAGCGGTCGACTGGCTTGAGCAGAACGATAGATTTACCAAATTCGATTGGATCGTTCTTGACGGTGTGACCACCATGCAGGATCGGTTCCGCCTTAGCTATGCGGCGGAAGCGTTTGACATCAATCCGGAAAAGAGGCAGCATCGGAACCTTCCCGATCGGCCGGATTATTTCAACACTCAGAACTTCCTAAAGGCTTGGATACCTAGGCTAGTTGACTTGCCCTGCAACCTGCTCATTACTGCACATGCCTACCGTACAGACCTCACTGAGAATGGGGAGCTATTAGTCTTCCCTGGTGTGCAGGGCAAGGTTACTGAGACAGCCAATGCCATTTCCGGGCTAATGGATTTCACTGGGTACCTTGAGGCACGGCCAGTGACGAGAAAATCCGATGGGGAAAAGGTAACCCTACGGCGGCTATGGTTTGAGAGCCCCCCGGCACGGTCACGCAGAGAGCAGGAGGTACGCTATATCGCGGGAGACAAATTCGATTGTCTTGGGCCGTATATGGACTACCCAACAATGCCGAAAATGCTAGAAAAGATCAACGGAGAGCAAGAGGGGAACTAGAATGCCCAGAGCACAATGGGGAATTACATCGGCCGACGTTGACGACTTCGACCGCGATTCGCAGTACGCGCCGTACACTGGCCAGATCCCGCCGAACGCTGTGTACCAATGGAAGATTAAGACGGCCAAGTTTGTTTCTGCCAGTCGTGAGAAGCTACCCTCGCTATGGGTCGGACTGGAATTGGTTCCACGCACCAAGGATGAGAAGCGCTACAAGGGCTATTTCATCATGTGCTTTCTTGCGGTCAGTGAGAAGACTGCGTTTAAGTACGTGCCATTCCTCGACGCTATCGGCGTGAACGGACGTGATTTCAAGCAGCGCACGATCGTTGACGAGGAAGGTAAGATCCAAAAGATCGGCCCGTGGCGGAATGATGGGTCATTCCTTATCGCCGCGCAGTTGAACGACGGCAGTGACCAGAACGGTAATTCTCGCAAAGAGATCAGTTGGTTTGGTGCGCTCACTGACGTTGTGCCGGTCGATGACGATGACATTGAGGACGTTGACGAATTTGACGATTCGGATGCTGACTACGTAGACGATGTCGATGAGGAAACCGACGACGAGGTAGTGTCCCGAGCCGAACGGCGTCGCAGGAACACAACCGCCCGCGCTCACCCGATGCCCGCACGCCCCGCTGTACTTGGTCGGGCCAAGCGCACTCCGGCGTATGATGAGGAGGAAGGGTTTTAATGTCTGAAGATAACAAGAATGCCCCGCGTGAGTTGGTGGAACTGGATAACTCCATCGTAGACGGACCGAACACTGCGAATGATTTCATGTGGCTAGGCGGCACCAATCTGCCTAACCACAGTGCCAGTGTGGCAGGGCACCCGCGATTTGTTACCCACGCGGTAACCAAGCTCATGATGTTCCGCAATAAGCAGGATGCATTCCGATGTGCTGCTTGGCTCGTCACGATGGCGGATATCCACCTTCCGGATGATAAAGACGCTGTGTTCACGTTCGAAGAAATTAGGCAGGCAATCCGCAATACCTGAAATTTCGTTTGGGGGTATCAGCCACGCGCACGTAAGGGCTGGCTGGTATTAAACGACAGCAAATGCGCCCCCACCCTTAGAGACAGGATTGATATGGAAAGCACTGAGCAAGAGACGCTTCGCATCGGTCAGCTAGTTGATGCCAAAACAGCACACATTGTGCGCAGCCATCGTGCCCCAATTAATCACCGTGGGCGCCGATGGTTTGCTGGCATTATGGTAGTAGTTTTCAGTTTTACCACGTTGACCGGCGTGCCGACTACCTCCCCCGCTCGTGGGCAGACCGCCAATGCCTCAATAATCAATCCCACAGTCATGCTGCCGGCCGATGATGACGCACTGGTAGGCGGGACCGTGACTAACCCCGGGCACCCCACAGATGGCTCTACACAGCACGTAGCGGCACCGGCTGCCTCACGCGGCACCCCACGCAGTACCCCCGCCCCTCGCCCAACATCTCGCATTGAGGTAGTTATCGCCTTTGCACTCGCACAGCGAGGTAAGCCCTACCGTTTGCGGCAGGCTGGCCCATACGCGTACGACTGCTCAGGGCTGGTAATGGCGGCATTTGCCAGGGTGGGTATTAAGCTTCCGCATTACACGGGATCGATTATTGCCTATGGTAAGCACATTAGCCGCGCCAACATGCGCCGTGGTGACATTGTGTTCTTGTCCAGTCATCACGTTGCCATTTACCTTGGCAATAACAAAATGATCGTTGCGCCACACACTGGGACCGTTGTCAAGATTCAAACTGTGTACGCGTTCTACGCCGCACGCCGGATTATTGGTTAAGGGGAGAGTAATGGGAGAGCCGACTACACCAACCACAAAGGTCAAAGAGGTCACAGAGGTAGGGCAGACGCTTACACTGCCACCGGGTGGTGAGCTTGATGATTTGATTAGCCGGTATATCGACACGATGGTTACGGGCCTTACTAAAGACTGGTGCGCCTGCCCTTGGCTGATCCACCCGGAAGACCTACTCCTGCCGTGGGAGCAACAACGCAAGCGGCGGGAAGACACACACCCGCTCTGCCCCACGCACACACGGGAAGGGCTAATTAAGGGCTTCATTCTGTGGGCAGTCAAGAATGGACATTAGGCACCAATGGCGTAACCTAGTAGATGCTGGCTATTACCTACAGCAAAGTTATTGTCCTGAACTTGACAAGCGCTATGTGTTGGGTCGGGGTAATGATGAAGACCCTATCGCCATGCTCATTGGTGAGGCACCAGGGGCACAGGAGGCAATACAGGGCAAGCCGTTCGTCGGTAAATCTGGCGTGATCTTGCAAGACCTCATGGCTCAAGCTGGATTGTTCACTGACACCAAACTACAATTTGAGCCAAACGTGTGGCTGACCAATGTAGTCAAGTTCCGACCCCCCGGTAACCGCACACCTACAGAGGAAGAAATTAGAGCGTTTCGCAGGCTGCTCAAAACAGAATGGCGGTTGATCGGTAAGCCGAAACTCATTATCCCAATTGGTGCTGTGGCACTCCGGGCGGTAACTGGCCGATGGGTGTCAATCCTGCGTGTTGCTGGTAAATGCCAGACGGTAGAGCGCAGTGATGGCCCGATGCACGTGTGGCCTATGGTGCACCCCGCCTATGGGCTACGGAATCGGGCGTTGCAGCCTGTGCTAGAACAGGACTGGAAAAGGCTTGGCGCGTGGCGGAAGGTGAATGGTGTATGAAGTATTTTCACGACACCCTGCGCGGCAAGCCCATTCTATTTGGCTATGCGCGGGGTATTGAAGATCTGGGTGAGGTAGCACAGTTCTGCCGTATGCACAAGGGGCGGGTATTGGGCATCGACACAGAGTCGACTGGGCTCAATTGTTATCACCCTGATTGGTTGCTACGTACGGTGCAGATTGGTAATGCCAACCGTGCTTATGTTGTACCAGCACGATTCACTGAGTTTATCAAATGGGTTATGCGCCGTGATATCAAGTGGTTGGGGCACAACGGAACACACGATATTCGGTGCATTGACGCTCACCTAGGGTATGAGACTGGTGTGGAGTGTGCGGGTGAAACCTACATACCCTCACACCATTTCGACTCACGGAATGCGCAAGAGGGTGGGATTTCCCACGGCTTGAAAGAGCAGGCTATTGCCTACGTTGACCCTGAGGCAGGCAAGTGGGAGGAAGACCTCAAGCGAGTATTCAAGACCATTGAAATACCTGTGCCGGGTGAGGTCTACAAATCTGGCCCGCGTAGGGGGTCGCAGAAAGTGCGCAAGGCTAGACTAGACGAGGGGTGGGGGCTTATCGATCCGGAACACCCCGCTTATATCAAGTACGCTGCCGCCGACCCGATCCTGACCTACCACCTATGGCACCATTACAAATCGGTAGTGCAGGGTAATGTGAAGCTGTACCGATTCGACAAGCGGGTGCAATGGGCCGCCGATCGGTTGCAGCGCAGAGCAATCAAACTTGATGTGGACTACACAACCCGCCTCAGTGCTGCCTACACGCGGGAAGCCAACAAGCGTATTTTGACTATCAAGCATTTTGGTTGTGAGAATTACAACAGCGGACAACAGGTTGCCGCGACGCTTGAGCGATTGGGTGTGCGGCTGACTGAGCAGACCCCAACGGGTCAATTGAAAACCTCAGATGATGTGTTGCGCAGTGTGTTG